ACGGTGCCCAAGTTCCGGCATACAGTGCGTGTGCGTGACATAGTCCAGGTTCCCCCCGGCCTTTTCCCTGCGTTGTCTAAACTCACCGAACTCCTTCGGATGATACGACACCGCGTGTTCTATCCTCCCCAAGTAACGGTCCGCGCAGTCCAGCCCGACGGCCAGAAAGTCATATTCATCATGGTTTCTTATTTCGGCCAGATCGCTTTCCAGGCACGGCGCCGTTCCCAGGATGATTATCTTCTGTTTCATCTTTAGTAATCTCGATCGCGATGTCCGCGTTCCGGATAGTGTTCACCAGTTTGTCAGGCGTAATTTCATCAATCGGGCAGATGCCGTCGATGAACACTTCCCCGACCTCTCGCATGGCGCCCATCAGCGGATATCGTGTTTTAAACCTGATCGTTACCTTTGCCATAAAACACCTGTGTTAATGGCGGACGGACACCTCCGCCCGCCTGTTATTGACTAGCTCAATGTCGACTGTACTGCATACTGCCAGTAACCATAGCCGGCATTACAAATGCGCTTCACACCATAAAGGTGCTGGTTGTTCTTGAACTCTTCCTCGCTGCCTTCAGCAATGGCATCCACCTGCAAAGGAAGTTCTTCCTGGCGGATGAACGGTTTTGCCGGGGCGTCGGTGCGGAACACAAAGAAGTTCGTGGTCGAGGTCAGGCGCGGATTGACGACGCACTGGACATTGAATCCCTGTGCGGCTGCAGCATTGGCCATCGTATTGTCATAAGCGCCTGTCGATGCGTTGATGATGCGGGAGTAAACTGCACCCATGCCTGCGCCCATCATGTTCACCGGGACCATGACAAGGAAATTCTTTGCATTGGAGTTCATCGGTTCGCCCTGGTCATCCTTGAATCCGTAGATATGCTGGATGCTGGACAGGATCGCTGCGTTCATTTCGGCAACAGTCGGAGCCGCCGGTGTTCCCACATTAAGGGTGCCATAATCGCTGGCCACCAGCGCGTTTGTCTGGGTTCCGGAGCTGCCTTCCGCGTGGTCAGTGTCAAAGAAATACTGGCCGTCATAGCATTCGCCGCCTGCTGCGCCGCCGCCGATAATCAGCGTCGAAAGCAGCTTGCTGTCGAGTTCTGCGGCCCTGCCGGCCAGTTCATTGATGCGGATCTGAATCTGGCCCGTCTTGTCTCTGCGCAGCCAGTCAACCGGGATGACCAGCGTGCCTTCCCAGGTCTTGTTTTTAATGGTGATGCCGTTGTCTTTCAGACCTTTTGCCTGACGTCCGCCAACCCATTCGCGCAGGGCAGGACTCATGCCGAGCCATTTGTACTCTTCCGATGCCTGGTCGGAATTGCCGAAAAACATGGAAAGCGGGTTAATCCAGCCCGCACCTGTGTACGCCTCCAAAGCAGCATAGAAGCTGCCGATAATCGCTCGTGAACCTAAAGAATCCATACTCATATCAATATCCTCCGTATTTTTTTTGTTAAGCAGCAGTCATGTAGAACTCAATGACGCAGGTGTTTGCGGCAACATAGCGGATGACGTGACCGCATACGCTGGCGCCTGACGATGCCAGCGTGAACGAGTCATCGGCGTCGGCGTAAACCTTTTCGCCGATATCCGTCACCGCAACACCGGGCAACGTGATCAGCTTCCTGCCCTTGTTCCATACGCGGACATTGATCGCTCCGTCCGTTGCCACAGCCGAATTGTCTGCCTTGCCGGATGCGAATCCGACAAAAACATCGCCGTCCGCGGCCACCAGGCCGCGAGCATAGCCGGAGGCCAGGCCAACCGCTGCGCCCTCGTAAATTGTCGTTGATGCCTTCACGGGAAGGTCATTAAAATCACCAAGCTCGTAAGCTCCGGGAGTATCCTGTGTTAAAGCCATAGTTAATTCCTCTCTTTCGTTTAGTTTTTTATTTCTTTAAAATGCGGATGTTTGATGCGTTTTTCAGGAACGCCACATAAGCCGACAAACCGCCCAGCTTGAACTCGTTGCGCAGTTCGGGCTTCTTGTCCCATTCGATCTTCGCCTGCTCTTCGATGGGCAGGTTCGGATCGGCTGCGGGAGCATCTGCTGCGGGAGCAGGAGCCGCCGCTGCGGGCTGGATCGCGTCCTGCGCCAGCCTGACTGCCTGCTCTTCTCTCATCTTTTTCTCGGCGGCGAATACGGCGGACATTGCCTCAACACCGGTCGTCTTGCCGTCTTCCTTGAACGCCTGGATCATGGCCTCATGTCCGGGCAGCAGTGCCGCCTCGACGTCTTTGATCCTCTGCTGTTCGGCCTTCTGGCCTTCCGTCAACCCTTCAACGTGGCCTGCATCAAAGCCCGCCTTTTTACCAGACTCAATTCCTTCAGCCAGGCCAGCGGCTTTGCCCTCTTCGTAAACAGCCGTAAAAATATCCGGATGTTTCACTTTCAGATCATCTAATGTCATTTCGTATTCCTCCCTCAAATTGTTAATGATATCGGTTAATGTGGCGACACCGTCCACAAGGCCGACGTCAACTGCCGCCTGGCCCATGTATATTTTGCCGTCTGCAGCCTCCAGGATCTGCTCAACCGAGCGCCCCCTGTTGTCCGCAACGGATTGGACGAACACCGAATATATTCCGTCGACACGCTCCTGGATGGACGCTCGACCCTCTTCCGTCAAAGGCCGGTGAGCGGAACTGATCCGCTTGTACTTGCCGGCCGTGATTTCCGTGTATTTTTCTCCCCACATTTCATCCTGTTTACTGACGTCGATGTGCGTGGCGACAACGCCGATGCTGCCGACTTCAACTGTCGGACCGCTGATATAAGCCTTGTCGGCCGCTGATCCGATCCAGTACGCAGCGGAAGCCATCATCCCGTCGGCCACGGTGACAACCGGCTTTTTCCCGCGTGCCTGCATGATCTGCGATGTCAGTTCGTGCGTTCCATCCACGGTGCCGCCGGGTGAATCCACGGCCAGCACAATGCTATGGACGGCGGTGTCGTCCAAGGCTTCCTGGAAGGCAATGCCGACGTCACGCATGGACGTCCCGCCGAAAAGATAGCTGAAAAACGTTCTGGTTTTGGTAAGCACGCCCTGGACAGGGATTACAGCAACACCGCCCTCAACGCTGTAAGACTCCGATGGCAGCGCCTCGGCCTTGATGGCCTTGATGTCGATCTTATCGCCCTTCATGTGCGTGGCGTATATGTCCCGGATCTCCGCTAGTTTCGACGGGATAATTGCCCAGGGACTGTTCATAATGTCTAAAATTCTCACTGTTCATCCTCCTCGTCATCCTGCATTGGTTCGGCAGGCGCGGTCTGTTCCTTCACCGGCGACCACATCCCGATCTCCTGCATCATCCTGCGTTCCTTGGCGATCCGCGGGTAATTTCGCTCAAAATCGCCGCCGGTCAGGGCGACGGTCTCTTCGTCGATGGTCGTTATGCCCAGATTGATTCGCTTTTCAGCCGCGTTGACTTCCTTCATCGGATCAATCTGCCCCGGTGCGTCGCCGATCCAGATGGTGCTGTTATATGCCTTCCGGATGCGCGGATCCGCGAAATACCCAGGCGCCTTGACCCGGCCGATGGCCACGGCCTCGGTGAGCCAGTTTTCATACACAAGCTGGCAAAAACTCTGAGCCAGCCATGCCCGCCGGTTATGGAAAAACCGCCAGGACTCCATCAAGGCGGCCCTCGATGCGCTGTAAGACGCCGAAAAATGGTGAATCAGGACTTCGTAGGGTATTTCCAGGGCAACACCAACGTGTTGCAGGATCGACTTGACGAATGGATCAAACCCGGCATTCGGCCGTCCGGGATTGGCCGTGCTAACCTTTTCGCCTTTAGCCAGGCCGACAATGGCGCCATTACCCAGCTTATAATCCTGGTCGCTTGCCAGGGCACCCGTTTCGGCTTCCGGCATGAACGCCCCGAAATCGGATGATCCGCTTTCCGTTTCCACAAAGACGGTGAACATCCCCGACACGACAGCAGCCATCAGCTCGGCGTCTGTGTAGCGGTCCAGCATCTTCAGGCTTTCAATGACCGGCGCCAGGTATGGCACGCCGCGCGTCTGCCCTGGGCGCGTCATGTGATACAAATGTATTACATTCCTTGTGCCCGTCTTGGCGCCGAATGCGTCAAAGGACTCCCATTGAAACGCCTTCCTGTTCGCGTAGCGGTAGTTTCCCGGATGCTGTTTTGTGATATAGTAGCGGATCGGAGCGCCATAGATGTCTTTTTCAATCCCGGATACCAGCGTTTCCGTGTCCGATGCAAATTGCGGATTGCTGACCCGGTCAGCCTCAATAAGTTGTATTTTTGTCTGGTAAGGGAAGTTTCCGCGGCGGAATCGCGGGAGCAGTGCAAACGATTCACCATTCTCAAGGGTTTGCCGAAAAGCCAGGCTTTGGATATCTCCAAAAGTGAGGGTGCGTGCAACATCGCATTCCTGCGATTCCGCCCACATATTAAATTCCCGTTCAGTCTCGGCTTCCCAGGCTTCCGCGGCATCGTCATCCATGCCCAATGCCGGACGGTCTATCCGGGCCTGTAATTTCAGCCCTCGGCCGATGACATTGGTGTTGACGGTGTTAATGGCGCCGACGGCCAGGGGAGCGTTGCGCAGCAGGTCGCGGCTGCGGTCCCGGAGCTTGCCCAGATCCCAGAGAATGTCGCTGTCCGCATCGCCGCTTTTCGTTGACCAGGACGCCATGGAGCGCTTGCTGGTGGATGCGCCTATATAACTTCCGGCGATAGCCATGGTCATCCGCGACTGTAGTCTCTGGCGGCCGCGGACAGGATCAAGATAATTAACCAGACGGTCAATGATGTTTTCCTGGACGTTGATTGTCTGTCTTCCGACTTTGATTTCCTTCATACGGGCGTCACCCCACGCACACGGATCCCCGAACTACCGCGGGTAGCGGCGTCTGTCAGGGAGCTGACCATGCTGTTCCAGAATTGTATGTTTTTACGGATTTCTGCGGAGTTGGCGCGGGAAATGGACTTGCCTTCGATCGTAACGGCTTGTCCTGATGCGACGGCCGTATCGGCCAGTAACCATTCCGCCAGTTTAGCTTCAGCTTGTGCGAGGGTGATCGCAGGCATAGAGATCTCCATTGATATTTTGTGAGATCATACACCCGCTTTTTTTTGAAAAATTGATTTTAGACCGATATTAGCCCAAGATGGTATCGCTTTTAGCCCAAGATGGCATCAAGATGGTATCACATTTTACTTGACATTGTTTTTTTGTTGTCTCAGCCAGATCGCCCGATGCTTGCAGATTTCCCCTATTCTGGCATCCGGGATGGTTGTTTTTACTGCGTTTTCAAGGTCATTCAGGTTTATTTTGGCGTTTTTCTCCAGTTCCCGCTCCACAATGTCCTCAATGTTCATTACTCGTCCTCCGCCTTGCTGGAATTTACCCTGGTCACTTTCTTGAAAAATTCGTCAATGTTGTCCTTGTGCGCATAGCATCTGCCGTCGATGTAAAGAACAGGCAGGCCCATTTTTAAAAACTTGATGTATGTATGTTTGGATAGTCCGGTATATGCCAGGATCTCGTCCTTGCTGGTCAATACGTTATCCATGCCGGTGTTAGCCATACAGATTCACTCCGCTGCTGATAACTCTTCTTACTTTAACCGGTGACACAA